GATTGATTACATGGAACGGCGCATCTATCACCCTAGAGATCAAAAGGAATACAAGCTCGGCGTTGCGATGATGCGAAGCTTTATGATGATGCGATACACTGCGATGAGAGCAGGCGAAGTAAGGGCATTGCCGTTGACCCGAATCCAAGACCAGTTGCATATAGCTGATGTTGAGGAAGAAAATTATCGAGTCAAGGGGCGACAAGAAGCTTATCTGCCGATCCTGCCAGAATTGCAAACCTTTCTGGACAACGACTTGTCAGCAAGAGAGCCTAATGAGAAATGGTATTTAGATAATGGACGAGGGGGAATCCACTGGTCCGGGGTTGCCGAGATGGGACGACCCTTTAAAAAGATGTGTGATTTTCTGGGGATAAAAGGAGTGAAACCTTTGCACGGGTTTCGTTCTACGGCAATTTCAAATCTTCTGGATAACGGAGTGTCACCAAGGATTGTTCAGAAGCTTGCCCGGCATACCAAAATCGAAACAACGCTTTCCTACCACAACGATACCAACCTCCAGATAGCCCCGCAAATAACGGGGCTGATCTAGTTTATGGCGGCTTTATGCCGCCTGTTCCTCTAAGGATTCAATATCCTCTAATGCAGTCCCAGCTTCATCTTTGGCTGATTCCAGTTTTTCTTCACAAATAATTCTCATTTTGGTCGCTATCAAATTTATCTGCGAATCAGTTGGGTTTTTTTCAGCGATAATTAAAAAATCGCTAATAGGCTCCACGGAAATTCCATTTTTAGATAAAAAATCCAAGGCTTTGCATACGTCCCATTGGTCGCTATCAAAGCGAGCTGTAATTTTGACAGATTTATTTTCTTTATTAATGGTTCTTTTTAAAATCGTCACACCATCACGGGCCGTAATTTCGTCCAACTCATTTAAAAATAACTCATTTTGATATTTCTCCATATCTGACACGGAGTAATTTCGCTCTACTATAGTTCCCACTTTCATATTGCTCCCCCTGATTGAGATTTACCCAAGAGACCGCAAACCCAGCCAGAGTTTTTTACAAATTGGCATACTATTTTTTTAGAGTGGGTGTCTGCCATTGTTCCACGTTGGGAATTATCCATTTATCCTTTCTTCGTCCCAATTCTTACTTGTTAGTAGGGATCATTTTGATTTGATATTAGTAAGTGCAGTTTTGGCAATTTGTAACGCCTCTGCCTGCAATTCAATTGTTTGTTTTTGAGACTCAACAAGAGCCTCTAAATCTGCAATTCGTTTATGCAGATACTTATTTTCTCCCAAAGCGTTATCCGCCCCGGAATCTGCTGAACCATTAAAAACATCTTCCAGACGTTTTAAGTTCTTTCTACTAGGCCGAGAATGGCCTTTTTCCCATTTATAAATTGCGCTCGTTGGCGCACCTACAAGCTCTGCAAAAGTCTGCCGAGTCCATCCTGCATCCTCTCGTTTTTGTCTTATTTCTTCTGGTTCCATAACTCATTTATGAAAATTTGCACCTCAAGTAAGGTCTGTATAGTGCGACTTGACCTCTATTTTGTCTATTGGATGTCTAAATATTGAACCACTAAATTTTCTATTGCTCATTGGCTTTTCTCAAAAAAAGTGTTGACACTATATTATCACTTAGATAACATGATATTAACTTAATGATTTACAAAAACATTTACAAGTCTTTTTTATGACTATTAAAGAACTATTACGAAACTCAGGTGTGACTTTGCAAGAAGTTGCAGATGGTGTCGGCCTCTCTGTTTCAAAGGTGTGTCAACTTTTGGACGAGGAAACCATCGACTCTGTTCGCCAACATTCGTTGGGTCTAGTGAGGGACAGAACCGAGTTCTTGAGACAGGGGTTGTCAGCTATTGAAGCAAGAGAGGGCATTGAAGCCCGGCCCCAACATGACTGACGGATATATCAAACTTCACCGAAAGATCGAAGACGATGAGCTTTGGCTTACCGAGCCATTTACAAAGTCTCAGGCGTGGATTGACATGATTCTAGGAGCTAATCACAAAACGGGTAATGTTGTTCTTAGGGATATGACAGTTCATCTTGAAACAGGGCAGTTAGCATGGTCGCAACTGACCATGTGTAAGCGTTGGAAATGGTCCCGTGGGAAGGTAAAAAGATACCTAAATTTACTCCAAAAAATCGAACGGATTTTGGTACAACCGATAGGACAACACAGTACGCTTATAACTATCTGTAATTACAGGAAATATCAAGTTGGCAGGTCGGCAGGCGAAACGAAGACAGTACCAGAGACGGGTCACAAACAAGAAAGTATAGTATTAGGTAGTATTGAAAATAATATTAAAAATAATATTATTTCCCCTACTACCTTGTCGTTTTGCGAAGAAGTTTTGAACGACTTAAACCAAACCCTGAATAAGAAGGGGAAAGGTTTTCAAGTAAAAACATGGGAAGCAGAGATTAAGAAACTCCAAAAACTTGGGCATACCCTAGAAGACTTTCAATCAGTTCATAGAAAGATGTTTGCGAAATGGTCAAACGACCCAGAAAAGAGGGATTACTTAAATCCTTCAACTCTATACAGACCCAAGAATTTTGAGAAATACCTTTTAGCACCCGAAGCCACTACTAGCACTCCGTTGAAGCCAACGAGAGCAAACCTAGATCAACGTAACCGAAATACCGCAGATGAAATCCGAAGAAAATATCTTGGAGGAGGACAACGCCCAAGCAATCCTGACCGCCCTTCAAGCGATGTGCGCCAATTACCGGCAGGATCTGACCGAGGAGATGATGGCAACGTGGTCAGCGGGGCTTCAGGATCTTACACCCAACCAGATTGCAGTAGCGACACTGCGAACAATCAAATCTCTTTCCTGTGAGTATCCACCTTACTTCCCAAAGATCGCTCAGTTCCGTGAGCTTGTTGAAAGGGTGGAACCCGGCGGGGCATTTCAGTCTCAGCTTAATAACCCGGAATGGAAAGGCTTGCCTGAACCCGATTGGGTCAATGAAGAACGGCATGAATTGGTTAAAAAAAATGTCGGGAAACTCATGGCAATGGTCAAAAGCGGGAAACCTATCAAGAAAGCCATTCCCTACAAGCACACTGGAATTGAAAACGGCAGGCAGTTTGAGTTATGGCGAGATGATGAAGGCTTGGATTGGGTTTATTTCCACGATCACCCGGCTAATAACAGACCAGAGGAATGGAAAACTGAAGCCCCGAAAAGGGAATCAGAAAAAGATCGTTACGAGAGGGTAAAGAGGGCGCATGGATATGAATGAGTTTGTGGAAGCACTTAGGGAAAACACGGAAGAAATGCGGAAATTAAACGAGCTACTCGGCCCGGCTATTAAGAAGACCGAAGCACTTCAGGAGAAACGTGCTGATGTCAAGCAGTTGAGAGCAGGGATTTCAAAACAGTTGGACAAGCTTTATGGCCCTCAAGCTAACTGACTGTTTGTACGAGAATGTGACTGTGAAAAGGCCGTGGTTTGCTCGGCTGGTCGAGGGCCTAAGTCCGTTTAAGCCACCCAAAAAGGAGAAGATAATGAACAAGCAAAAGGATAATCATGGTTGATGTCGCTGTCAAGGATTGGTTTGAAATTATTGAAAATATGGAAAACAAGGATTACCGGGATTACCCCGCTATTTCCAAATCTGACCTAGACCGAATCCGAAAATCAATCGCCCACTGGCAAGCCCCTTCTCAGCCACCAACGGCTGACATGGTTGAAGGGTCTGCGGCGCATTGCATTGTTTTAGAGACTGACAAATTCCACAAGGATTACGTTAGATCACCAAAATTTAACCGCCGAACTAAAGAAGGGAAGCTTGAAGCAGAAGCATTTGAGCTAAGAAACAAAGGGCGAACCCCATTAAACGAAGACCAGTATTACCGGCTCGAAAGCATCTACAACGCTGTTTACTCACATCCGACTGCGAGCAAGCTTTTTGAAAATGGCAGGGCTGAAGTTTCATATTTCTGGGAGCAAGATGTCTATGTCGAGGGGCAGTTTCATAAAGTTACTTGCAAAGCCCGAACTGATTTTGTGACTGCTGAAAACAATGTTTTGGTGGATTTAAAAACAACAAGAGATGCTTCCCCGGAATCTTTTGCTAAATCTGTTGCTCAATATCGCTATCACGTTCAGGCGGCGTGGTATCGAGAAGGTTGGTATCGCATTCATGGCGAATACCCAGCTTTTGTTTTTGTCTGCGTTGAGAAAACCCCACCTTACGAAGTCGCTATTTACACTCTGGATGAGGGTTCGCTTGCTGAAGGTTGGTTGCAGGCAAAGTCAGACCTTGCCAAATACGCATTTTGGAAGGCAACGCCTGAATTGGAACGGGTAGATGGTTATCCAATAGAAATTACCGAACTAAGCCTGCCGAGGTGGGCGTTTAAGGAGAATTAAATGGACGGAAAAGAACTGGTTGTAAAATTAGATGATATGAAGCCGAAGTTCGCAAACGCTTTGCCGAGCTACTGCGGTTTTAATCAAGACCACGTTATAAGAACTGTGCTGACCGAGGTTCAAAAATCACCGAATCTCATGAAATGCACTTTTAACTCTATCGCTCAAGCGGCCTTGGAAGCCTGCTCCTTGGGGCTTCTACCCAACTCAGTGCAGGGATTGGCTTACTTGGTTCCTTACGGAGATAAATGCCAACTCATCCCGGGTTATAAGGGCCTAATCAAGCTTGCTCTCCAATCACCACACGTTAATTCAATAACTGCTAATTGCGTTTACAGCACCGACAAGCTCGATGTTGAGTTTGGGTTAAATCCAAAACTTACCCATGTGCCAAATCTAATAAACTCAGAAAAGGGCGAATTTATGGGTGCTTACGCCGTGGCAAACATGGCTAAAGGCGATCCTGTTTTTGAGTATCTACCGAAATGGCGCATTGATGAGATCAAAGCCAAAAGCAAAGCCGGCAGAAGTGGGCCGTGGGTTTCGGATTACGAATCAATGGCAAAGAAAACGGCTATTAAGAGTTTAATGAAAATACTGCCACTTGAAATGGACAAGATCGAACTGGCGGCGTTGAAAGCTGAAGACGGATCGGCGGGGTTTGAGTACGACTTGGATGCAGATGCTTGGGAGTATGTGGACGGCGAAGAACAGGAAACCTTAGAAACCAAAAAGTTAAACGAAAAATTTTCGGGCCAATCTGGTAAACCGAAATCGAAAAATCAGAAAAATCAGAAAAACGAATCCGAAAAATTGGAAAAATCCACTCCGTTGCTAGAAGCAGAGGGTGAAGATGGTGAAGTGGCTTCCAATCTTTCAGGGCTTCAGCTTGCTACCAAGCAGTTGGAAGCAAGGGCCAAAGACAAAGAAGGACTTAGAGCATTTTACCAACTTAATGAATCGAAGTGGGCCACAGAACTCGGCCCGGATGACAGCAACGAGCTTGGTGAAATCTACGACCAACTAATTAACGCATGACTTTGCTCTCCCCATCAGTCCAAGGCGATTGTTCCTCTTTAACTCCACTGGGGTTTTTCCTATTTCTTTCCCCAGAAAAAAAATCGCTAACCAATAAGCTTTCAACATAGGGCGAAGGTGGCTGATGGGAAAAGCATCAAGGCTTACATACCAAGGGTATGCTGACAGAAAATATCGAGCAGGAGATAAATGCTTTCGCAAACGGAACTTGTACCAGTGTTCATGCGGGAAACTGGTCATCCTTTTTGAGAATGATGTTAAAAGAGAAAACACAAAATCATGTGGTTGCCTGAATCGTGAAAACTCTCGCAATAAATGTTTAAAAA